GATGACCTTGTGAGCATCACGACGCTCAAGACCGATGACCTCGGACTTGGCACGCACACAACCGTCTGGACCAGCGGCACCGACTACAACCTTGCGCCGGGCAACGCCGCGCTTGACGGCTTCCCATACACGCAGATTGACGTGAGCGTCACCTACCCAAAGAACTTCCCAAAAAATGTGTATCGGGCCGTGGAGGTTGTGGGAGTCTTCGGCTTCCCCGCCGTGCCGCAGGCAGTCATTCAAGCTGCGCTGATCCAGGCTGGCGCTGTCTTCAGCAGCCGGACAAGTCCCTTCGGCGTGATCGGATCGGCTGACCTCGGTGGCATCCTGCGCCAGAACCGCGCGCTGCATCCAGAGTCGCAAGTTCTGCTTGAAGCATTCCGCAAGCGATCTGGTCTGGTGCGCTAATGCCAAACCTGAACACCTACAACCTTGAAATCAACCAGGGCGCAACGCTTGCGCTGGTCGCCACTTGGCGCGACTCTGGCGGCACGGCAATCAACCTGACTGGCTACACGGCTCGCCTCAATGTGCGCGAGACCTACGCATCAACCAGCGCCGTCCTGACCCTGACCACAGAGAACGCTGGCATTGTGCTTGGCGGCGCAGCTGGAACCATCACGCTCGCCGCAACTGCGACTGCCACGGCCGCACTGACCGCGCCGTTCAGCGGCGTCTACGACCTTGAACTGGTGAGCGGTGGTGGCGTGGTCACGAGACTGCTGGAGGGTTCGGCAACTATCTCGCCTGAGGTGACTCGGTGAGTGTCAGCGTCTCCGTCACGAAGCAGACCGTCACGATTGACGACGGCAGAGATGTCGTCACCGTCAGCCCAGTTACGCAGACTGTCTCCGTTGCATCGACTGGTCCTCAGGGCGCAACTGTGGTCAGCGTTGCCGTAGGGACCACAACCACAGGCGCACCTGGTGGGACTGCATCGGTCACCAACTCTGGCTCCTCAACCGCTGGCACCTTCAACTTCACGATCCCGCAAGGAGCGCAAGGAGCAACAGGCGCAGCTGGTACCGCCGGTGCGACAGGCGCCACCGGAGCCACAGGCGCCACAGGCGCAACTGGAGCCACTGGCGCCACGGGCACGGCAGCCACGATCTCGGTTGGCACGACCACGACGCTCGCCGCAGGCTCAGCAGCCACTGTTGTCAATGTCGGCAGTTCTGCCGCTGGCACATTCAACTTCGGTATTCCTCAAGGCGTCGCTGGTAGTGCTGGAGCGGCTGGCGCAGCTGCAACCATCGCCGTCGGTACGACCTCCACGTTGCCTGCTGGCTCTGCCGCAACGGTCACCAACACAGGCTCATCTTCGGCAGCCGTCTTTGCCTTCGGAGTTCCTCAAGGTGTGGCTGGCTCTGCTGGAGCCACAGGCGCAACCGGCGCCACAGGAGCGACTGGTGCGACAGGCGCCACTGGCGCTGGCGTTGTGGTTGGTGGAACGGCAGGGCAAGTCCTCGCCAAGATTAACAGCACGGATTACAACACGCAGTGGGTCACGCCATCTGGAGGCGGCGTCACCTCAGTCGCAGGCACCGGCGCAATCTCATCGAGCGGCGGCACCGCGCCAGTCATCTCAATCGCAAACGCGGGGACCGCAACCGTTGGCGCAGTGCAACTCACAAACTCAACAAGCAGCACCAGCACAACAACAGCGGCTACACCAAACAGCGTCAAGAGCGCGTATGACTTGGCAAACCTTGCGGTGATGCTTGCCGGCTGGGAGGTTTATACATTCGGAAACTCTGGCGTTATTGCAAGTGCTCCTCGCTTTGTGCTGACGACAAATCAAACAAACACCTCTGGCGTTGTCGTGCATACACGACTCGTGCCGCACAAAGATTTCACCGTGAGCAATCTGACATTTGTTTCTTTCTCAACTCCTTCGTCGGGACTCACGCTATGCCGATTCGGAATATATACGCGCAGCGGAACAACTTTTACGCTCGTTGCGCGTACCGCTTCAGACACCACGCTTTTCAATACAGCAAACACCAAATACACACGCGCACTTGATACGGCTGGTGGCTACCCAGCAACGTATTCAATGACGGCAGGCAGCGAATACTTCATCTCATTTATTGCGGTTGGAACGACGATGCCAACCACCCTGGCTGCTAGTTCACGGACGAACACAGCGGCAAACGTTGCGACAGGCGGCCAGACCTACACGCAGACAGGTCAAACTGACTTGCCTGCATCATCAACGGGAACGCTGGCTACAACGCGCGCAGAATACGCTGAGGTGTCCTGATGGCAGTAATCATTGAGCCAGCGGTGCTAGACGAGATGACCGGTATGCTCGTGGAGATTGTGCGAGACGCCGAGACAGGCGAGATTATTGGCAAGAACGAGCGATACCCTGAGCCAGAGCCGGAGGCAGAGTGAACGACGCAACCGTCATCGCGGCACTTGCCAAGCATCTCCGCGAGGCGAACCCACCAAGCGGCTACTCGCTGCGCCAAGTCCACACCTTCCCGCCAGACAATCTCGCCGTGGTCCCAGCCGTCGTGCTGATTCCAGGCGACGACTCGATCAGCTACGGCGCGAGCAATCGCCAGGTCGTGCTCACCATCAACGCCACCGTCTACATCCAGCCACAGGCTGACCTCGGCCGCAAGTACGCCGACCTGATGGCGTGGCGCACCTGGCTGCGAGACAGCCTTATTGACGGCGTGACACTCAATGGAGCGGACACCGTGGCGCAGGCGAGCGTGACCTCAACGGCAATCGGCACTGACACTTGGGCAGATCAGGACTACCTGACAATCTCTGCCACAGTAGAGGTGGCAGTCGTAGAAGCAATCAACACTTCAGCGTAGAATCAACCCCACGCCGCACTGCGGCAGAAGACAAGGAGAACTAAATGCCAGCCGCTCAATCAGGGGTCTCGCTCCTAAGCAAGGTTGTCGCTTTCAAGGAAGCAACTCCAGGCACGATCCCAACGCTGACATCTGGTGGCCGCAAGCTGCTCGTTGCTCCAACTGGCATCATCTCCGAAGGCACCACGATTGAACTTGGCGCCGAGCGATCCGTTGCACTCCGCAACCCGCTCATCGGAACCACTGGCACGATCGTCTCCGTTGAGCCAACCCTGAGCCTCACGGTTCCTGCGTTGAGCGTTGGCGAGTTTCCAATCTGGCTCTCAATGCTTGGCACGGCAACGCCTGCCGGCACAGCGACGCCATACATCTGGGACTACGACTGGTCAATGACCGCGAGCAACAACCCAAAGTCGTACACCCTGATCGCCACAGACGGCGTTCAGGCATATGCAGCCGACTATTGCTTGGCTGAGTCCATCACCATCGCCGCTGATCGAAGCGGCCTGACCAACCTGAGCGCCTCGCTATTCGCTCAGGAGATCTCAAAGAACAGCGCGACGCTTGCAGAGACCACGCCAACTTCATCCTTTATGGCGGGGCGACTTTGGACGGCGTTCCAGAGCGGCACCGTGTTCCCAGGCACCGCGTCGGGGACGGCCTACAACTACTTGCTGGACTTCTCGCTGGAGTTCAACGCAGGGTTGATGCGCCAGGCGTATCTCGCTGGCACGACAACCTTCAGCACGCACGCTGAGTCAGCACCGTTCACTGGCACGCTGACGATGACCGTGAGCAGCACAGCTTCAGCCGTGAGCCTTTGGTACGACGCTTACAAGGCAGCCACGCCAATCGGCGTGCGTCTTGCCTGGACAAACGGAACCACGACGGCAAACATTATGACGATGATCGTGCCGACCGATGTGCAGCAAATGGCTGGCGCCGAAGACGGCCTCACGACGATGGCAGTGACTGGCACGCTGGTCTATGACCCGACCAGCACGAAGAGCCTCAGGATCATTGTAGGGAGCGACCTCGCAGCCCTGCCATAAGTTAGCAAGAGTAGGAGGAGCAAATGGCACAGAGCAAGCCTGACTTTCGCACCGTTGAAGTAAACCTCACTGCACCCTTTGAGGGCTGGACGGCGACGATGCGCGCCGAGGGAGTCCCTGCACGAGTCTTCATTGAGCTACAGAGTGGAAATGTGGAGCGCGCGATGAAGGCAGTTGAACGCCTGATCGTGACGCACAACTTCCTTGACGAGACTGGCGAGCCAGCCGCAACCGTGCTTGACGCGCCGATGGATGCACTGACGGACTGCATCAGCAAGTGGAGCGACGCGGTAGCAGCACTCCCCCCTCGCTGAGGCTTGACGCACAGAGGCTGGCGGCAGGTCGTTCCATCTCGCCTCACCCGCTACTCGTGGCACACTTGATCGGCAAAGAGTTCGGCATCGCGCCGCACGAAGTGCTTGAGTGGGATGCTGGCGACTTCCAGCGCACCGCGCAACTGATCTCAGACCTACAGCCAAAGGAGCCGATGAGCCGTGGCCGCTAACTCGCAAGACAGGCTGACGATCTCCTTCAGCGTGGACAAGAACTATGAGGCGCTGCGCCTCGGCTTCCTAGAGGGATCAAATCCAGCAGCCTACAAACGCCTCCTGAGCATCGCCACCCTGAATGCCACTCGGACGATGGTCAAGCCAATGCGCGCCGAGGCGCCAATCGGCAAGACGACGCAGAACCCAGGGCGACTTCGTAAGTCGGTCACCGCACGCCGTGCGCGCTTCGGCACCCCAGCAGCTGTGGTCGGACCGCGTGCCGGGCGTAATCGAGCAGGCGCCGCTGGCGGTGCGTGGTACCGATGGTTCGTCACGAGCGGTATTAGTGGAGTGCGGCAAACGAAGAACGGAGCGAAGGCGGTGAAGGCAGTTCCAGCCAATCCATTCGTGACGCGGGTCTCTGGCAACGCAAGTTATCAGGCGCGTGCGATGGAGGCGATGGCGAAGACGGTAGAATCATTCTTCAACAACGATGCATTCAAGAACACCATCCTGAGATTCAAGAGAAGGTGACATATGGCATTCGGGTCTGATCGTTCTGCGAACTTTGTCATCAAGGCGAAGGACGCTGCCACCAAGCCGCTCGGCAATGTCGGCAAGGCAATGGGCAAACTCAAGGGCATCGGAATCGCCGCGTTTGCTTCCATTGCCACAGCAGCCATCGCAGCAGCCGCAGCCATTGTCGCCTTCACTGCTGACGCCATCAAGGGAGCCATCGCCGACGAACGCTCAACGATCCTCACCAACGCCGCGCTCAAGGCGCGTGGCTTTCAGTTGGACAAACTTGCTCCAAAGATTGAGGAGCAGATCAAGGCAGCGCAGCGACTAGGAATCGCTGATGACAACGTTCGCGCTGGGCTAGAAGTCGGCTCACGATTCTTCAAGAAGCAGGAGAAGTTGCTCAAGGCAAACGAACTTGCGATGACCATCTCGGCCGTCACTGGCGAGGACCTTGAGACCGTAATGGCAAAGATCGGCAAGGCGGCCAACGGGCAGACAAAAGGTCTCTCTGCCCTCATCGGACCGATTGAGAAGGGCGCAAAGTTCACGGACATCTACACGCAGGGGATGGACAAGTTCAGCGGAGTTGCAGACGAACTTGCCAACAGCACGAGCGGAAAGTTCGCGGCGGCTCAGCAAATCTTCAATGAGCAGATGGACGACTTCGGAGCAAAGTTCCTACCCATTGTGACTGAGGCGCTCACGTTCCTTGTTGAGAAGGCCTTGCCAGCGTTCCAGGGTCTCCTTGATGACGTCGGTCCAAAGATCGGCTCATTCATTGACGAGTTCGTCCGACCGCTCGTAGATTCATTCGGTGAACTCTTTGGCGTCTTGTCGAAGGGAGACTTCAGC